TCGCCGCCATCGAGATCCCCGGTGCCTACTGGCCGCGCTGCCCCTGGGCGGCGCTGTCGGAGTGGGTCTGGTGGCTCACCCGCGGGCGGCGCTGGGCGTCCTGGCTGATCCTGGTGGCGGCCCTCGCCGCCGCCGATCACCTGGCCTACGGAATGGAGGGATGACCATGGACGAATTCCCGCGCGCGACCTGCCACTCGACGTCTGAGCGAGTGTCGGCCGTCCTCAACTACGAGGAGGACGAAAGCGGGCGCCATTTGGTCTCGATCACCTTCTGGCAGCCCCCGTTCTACCGCCGCCGCGAAGTCCCTATCCCGCCGACCCCCGCTCCGTCCGAGGCCCGTATCCGCGAGATCGTCCGTGAGGAGTTTCGGCAGTTGGCCCCGGTCCCGACGGTAGCACGCACCGAGATAACGAGTACGAGCACCTACCGGCTGCCGGACGGCGCTCAGATCACCTACACCGAGGGATAACCGATGACCGCACGCACCCTCATCCCGGAGCGCCCGGGCCGCCTTTTCCGCCTGGGCCGCCACCAGGAGTGGGACGAGCGCAACCACCTCTACCACGTGCGCCGGACGGGCACCGTCGTGGACGTTGACCACACGGCCACCGGGCTGCCGCTCAACCAGGGGTCGGTCGGCTCCTGCACCGCCAACGCTCTCTGCGGTGCCCTGAACCTCGCCCCGGACTTCACCCCTCCGGCCAAGACTGAGACGGACGCAAGCACCCTCTACGAGAAGGAAACCTGCGACGAGGGGACCTGTTTCGACGGGACGGGCGGCGACGCTACCGACATCGGCGGCACCTCGCTGGCGGTCTGCAAGGCGGGCATGGAACTCGGCTGGCTGAGCGGCTACAACTGGGCCACCGACCTCAACTCGGCGCTGCTGGCCCTCGACCAGCGTCCGGTGATCACCGGGGTCAACTGGTACGACTCCTTCGACACCCCGGACGCCAACGGCGTGATCAGCATCTCCGCCAACGCCAGCGTGGAGGGCGGGCACGAGATCGTCGCCTGCCAGATCATCACGGCCAGCCAGCTGGTCGGCTTCTGGAACAGCTGGGGGTCGACCTGGGGGCCGCTGGGCGGCATGTTCTACATGAGTTACGCCACCTGGGAGCGGCTGCTCGGCGAGGGTGGGGACTGCGCCCAGCCGCTGCCCATCTCGCAGCCCGCCCCGACGCCCTCACCGACCCCACCCGCCCCCAGCCCGGGCGGCTGCGCCTCGCTGCTCACGCTGGGGCTGCTATGACCTGCTTTCCGGGACCGCTGAACGTTCGCGTACATGAGATGGCGCTGAGCCAGGTCCCCCGGGGCGTTGTCCGGGCGACGTCAAAGTGTCGGTTCAAGCCAAACCGACAGAGGGCCGATGGGGCGGCACCCCGTGCGGCTCCCCGGGCCCACGCCATGAAGCGCCGGCTCCCCGCCGTCGTGGTGGTCGTGCTGGGTCTCGTCGCGGCCGTGGCCTACGTCCGGCTCACCGACTGGGCCGAGGAGAAGTAAGTGGCCCTCTACGACGCTGCCGGGATCATTACACCAACCCCAAACCCGGACGGGCCTGATGCCCCCGACCTCCGCCAGCTCTCCTTGCCGGGCACCTTGATGTTCTCGGGCTTCATCCTCGAAGAGCAGAATCCGGCCCTCCAGGGCAGGCGAGGGATGGACGTCTGGAAGGCGATGGGCCACGACCCGACGGTGGCGATGATCCTCAAGGTGATGGAGCTGCCGCAGCGGGCGGCCACCTGGGACGTGGACCCCGCCGACGACAGCTCGCAGGCGACCGACCTCGCCGACTTCGTCCACTACAACCTCTGGGAGTTCGGCGTCTCGGGTGCCCAGAGCTACTGGGACGACGCCCTCCGCCAGGCCACCACCGGCCGCAACCAGTTCGGCTTCGCCCCCTTCGAGCTGATCTACCGCATCGACAACGACCGCTATCCCGGCAAGGTCTGTCTGGAGCGGCTCTCCTGGATGGCCCAGTGGACCCGCTACAAGTGGAACGTCGAGGAGGTCGACCTGCCCGACGGCGGGCGGATGCGCAAGCTCATCTCGATGACCCAGTGGGCGCCTCCCTTCTACCAGTTCACCGTCGTTCCCTCCGACAAGATGGCGCTCTTCGTGCGCGACATGAACGGGGAGAACTGGGACGGCGTGCCCCTGCTCCGGCCCATCTACAAGCCCTGGTACATCCGCGACCGGCTCTACTCGATCCAGTCGGTGGGCCTGGAGCGGGGCTACATGGGCATCCCGGTCGGCAAGCTGCCGATGCTCTACACCGCCGACATGAAGAAGCTGATGGTGGACATCGTCCAGGGCTTCCGGACCCACGAGCGGGCGGGGGCGGTGATCCGCGAGGACATGAGCTTCGAGATGATGTTCAACAAGCTCCAGGGTGCCCCGATGCAGGAGGCGATCGCCTTCTTCACCACTGAGATGGCCCGCTCGGCGCTGGCCCAGTTCACTCTGCTGGGCTCGACCAACGTCGGCTCCTTCGCTCTTTCCAGCGACCAGTCCGACCTCTTCCTCATGTCCCTAAACGCCGACGCCAACTACACCTGCCAGGTGATAAACGGCGACCCGGTGATCCCTAAGCTGATCCGCTTCAACTGGGCCAACACCCCGTCGACGATGATGCCCCGGCTGAGCCACGGCCAGGTGGGCCAGCGGCTCCCCGACAAGTGGCTGCGGGGGCTCGGCCCGCTCTTCCAGTGGGGTGCCCTGGTGCCCGACGACGCCCTCGAGGACACCCTGCGCCAGGAGCTGGGCTTCCCTGAGCGCGAGGGGACGATCACCCCCGACTACCTCCAGTCCCTGCTCCAGGCGATCGCCCCCGAGCCCTGGGACCCGCGCCAGCACGGCGGCTCACGGCCCCCCATCCCCGCCGCCACCAACCCCCAGGCCCAGGGGACGCGCTCCTCGGCTGGAGACATCTCGCCATCCGAGACCGGCCCGCAGGCTCCGGGGATCCCCGGGGTACAGGGGGGCAGCGCGCCCTTCCACACCCTGCCGTCTCCCGCCGAGACCCCGGCGCAGCTCGCGGAACTCCCCCGGGCGCGGCGCGAGCAGGTGCTGGCGGCGATGCGCTTCAACGAGGCCCGGGCCCGGATGCCCTTCCCCCGACCCCACGGACGGCTGACGGACACCCAGCGCGCCCAGATCCGGGCCACCGAGGCGTTCGTGGAGTTCGCCGAGGCGATGAGGCCGAGCGGCACCCCGGTGCTCCCCAGCAAGAAGCTGGCGCTGCGACGGCGGGCGTACCACCTGGCCGAGCGCTCGGTCGGGGTGCCGGCGCAGACTGTCGCCATGGCGGAGCGGACCACGGTGACCCGCCCCGAGCAGGTCGCCGGACGGCACAAGGCCGCCCTGCGCGACCTCCTGGCCGCCCAGGCGAGCCGCAAGCCGAAGCCCGAGGGCACGGTGGTCCAGATCCCCCGGCCCAACGGATCCCCGGTGCCCCTGGCTGAGCGGCCGGCGGAGATCGTCAAGCGCCCACCCCAGCACATCCACGACCAGAACGGCGAGGTGGACGACCAGCCCTGCGTGGCCTTCGACCTCAACTCCACCCTCACCCCCTGCGACGCCTACCCCATCACCTCCCCACCCTACCCCGGCGTCAAGGCGATGCTGGACAGGCTCTCATCCCAGGGGTGCTGCATCCACGTGACCTCGGCGGGTCTGTACGTGGGGGACCAGAAGGACCTCGACGTCCAGCAGTCCCGGATTGCCATGTGCCAGGCGTGGGCGACCGAGTACGGGCTGCCGATCTCGGTGTGGCTGCCCAAGCACCCCGCCACCCTCTACGTGGACGACCGCATGGTCCCGGCCTTCGGGGGCGACGCCGAGCAGATCGGCGCGGCCCTGCAGAAGGTGTTGGAGCGGCGCTTCAAGCTGGGCGACGACGGCATCTGGCACCGGGTCGAGAAGCCCATCCAGGGGCAGAAGATCGAGGACTGGCCCGACCCCGAGACGGTGGCCCCGGACACCCCGCGGGGCTTCTCCGGGCCGTCCATCGACATCGACGTCCACATGACCACCATCCAGGCGTCCAGCTCCACCACCATCGGCGAGGCCATGCCCGGGGCCGCGGAGGCGATCTCGGCCCTGTACGACGCGGGGATCACCGTCTACCTCTCCTGCGCGGGCTGGAATCCCGCCACCAAGACCGACCCCGACGTGGTGGAGCAGCGGCTGGCGGCCCAGCGCCAGCAGATCCGGGCGGCCGGCATCCCCTATGACCGGCTGGTGACCAAGGACCACTGCGAGGGCTACGCCGACAACAAGGGCGTGCCCTTCACCACCTGGGCGGAGACCCTGCCGCTGATCCTGGCTCGACTGGGATCGGCTGACACCCCGCCCGCCGTCTCGCCGGAGCACGGGAGCACTGCACCATGACCCAGACCCCCGTCCGACCCAAGCGCACCGAGGCCGACATCCGCCGGGCCGTGGTGGCCGCGGCGCTCGCCTACGTCCACGAGACCCGCCGGGCGACGGTAAATCCGAGCCCCGACAAGACCCGCTGGCACCAGGCCCACGTCGGGCTGCTCTCGGTGGTGGCGGAGCTGGAGGCGTTCCTGGCCCAGGCCGAGGCGGCCGCCGCGAAGGTAGAGCGGTGAGCGACCTCGTCGTCTGGCGTCTGGATGACGCGCCGCAGGCGTTGGAGGACCATCCCGACAGCACGATCCAGCCGTGTGCCAAGTGCGGCAAGGATTGTGTGATCCTCCCCGGAACCGCCACGAAACTGAGCCAGGGGACGTGGGAGCGGGTCCTCTGCATTGAGTGTGGCGGCGGACGTCGCCAAGCCCCTCCCCACGAGACGGTCCCCGTGCCCGTCTGGGTCAATGTTGACGTTGGGATCGCCCCCCTGGTGAGACGTCTGACCGCCCTCCGGGGCGTCGGTACCTTCTCCAGTTGCCAGGGGACCATCGGCGAAGGCGGACCTGATCCATACCCCGCCTACGTGGGCGTCCGTTGGGATAACGACGAAGCCCTAGCGGCGCTGCGGCAATACGGGATCGTGACCGTCAGCGGGGATCACTGGGGCTACTTGGTGCCGTGACGTGACCGACCCCCTCGACTTCGCCCACCCCCCGGAGCACCACCAGCGGGCGGCCGACGCGCTGTCCCAGCACGGCTCGCTCCGCAAGGCGGCGAAGGCGACCGGCATCCCCCACACCACCATCGCGTACTGGCAGAAGCACGGCAAGCTGGACCCGGCCGGCTACGCCCTGGCGGCGGCGACCCGCGAGGTGGACGCCCCCCACTCTCCCGAGGAGGTGGACATGATCGCCCACTCCTCGGACATGGAGCCCGAGGCGTCCATCCAGGCGACCGGCGCCCCCCAGTCGCTGGCCCAGGTGAACGACATCCGGATCCACGACGCCACCGTGACCCCGGACAACGCCCCGCCGTCGCAGGGCTGGCCTCAGCCCCCCCAGGGCGGCTACCAGATCCAGGGGGCATCCGGCACCCAGGACTGGTTCCCCGACACCCCCGCCGGCCTCCAGGCGCTGATGCGCTACGCCAACAGCCTGATCTCCGGGGCCCGACCCGACCACGCGCTCCGCGCCGCCCAGGTGATCGACCCCGACTTCGGCCTCACCGCCGACCAGGACGCGCGTCTGCTCCACTCGATCTCCCAGCTGCTGATGTCGGAGGATGCGGAGCGCCTGTACTTCGCCGGCAACCCCCCGCCCTACGTTCGCTCGGTGTACGACCAGTACGCCATGGACCAGAACGACGAGGCGGCGCTCTCCAGCGAGCTGCGCGCCCTCTACGAGGACGGCTACATCCAGGCCATCAACGACAACCTCGTCGCGCTGGGGCGCGGGCCCATCTCCATGATCACCGACCCCTCGCTGCTGGCCCAGTTTCAGCAGGACGCGGACCAGGCGGCGGCGGGGATCATCGAGTCGTACAACTCCGCGCTCGCTACCCAGGTGGGGACGGCCTGGATCGACCTCTCGGCCCAGCGGGGCACCCAGATGAGCCGGCAGTGGCTGGACGACTCGACCAGCCAGTGGATCACCGGCCGGGCCGACTGGAAGGCGGAGCAGCTCGCGATCACCGAGTCCACGTCGGCGTGGAACTCCGCCCAGCAGGACTGGCAGGACCGCAACCCCGGGGCCGTCTCGCAGGTCCGGGTGGTCCCGGATGAGGCGGTGTGCCAGGACTGCCAGCAGTACGTGGACCAGTACGGGGACTGGACCGACCCCGTCGACTTCGACGACCCGGGCTTCCCGCTGCACCCCAACTGCGTCCACTCGCTGGACTACCAGCCCGCCCAGGTGGACGACCAGACCCCGGTCTGGACCGGCCAGGACGAGATGGACGTGGCCGCGAGTGCGTAACTGGCGGGGGCGCTGGGTCTGCGTGGAGTGGCTGGACTCCTACTCCCGGGCCATGCACCCCTGGGAGATGCGGGGCAAGCCGGTGAAGATCGACGACCGCCCCATCGTCACGGTGGGCTTCTGCGTGCTCGACCACGGCCCCTGGCTGGTGATCGCGGCCAGCCTGGCCCCCCACCAGTACGGCGAGGCCCTCCGCATCCCCCGGGGCGCGGTGCGGCGCGTCCACCGGCTGACCCTGCCGACAAGCCTGGAGGCTTGATCCCGGGCTGATCAAGGGTCGGGGCTTGACAAAGGCGTTCCGGGGGATAACGGCCGGGTGCTCTACCGCTGAGCTACGGGGCAAGGGATCGGCTGGCGCCGACGAGACCATCGGGGTATGCCCCTACCTGCGTCCGCCAGGTTGGCCAGCCGCATCCACTCGTCAGCCTAGCACGGCTAGGGCGTTCCGGGGGATGGATTCGAACCACCGTCCCTGGGTCCAGAGCCCAGTCGCCTACCACTAGCCGACCCCGGAGCAGTTCCGGACCGCCAGGGCGGCGCAGTGGACCGGTTCTCCGGGTTCCGATGGTGACCGGTGGATTCCGCTGGACGCCGTGATCCCTGAGCGGCTACCCGTTGCCCTGGGGGTATAGGGCAAGCCCGGGGGCTGCCCACGCTCCCCCTGTGGCTCAACTACGCCCGGGGGACCCCCATGGCTGACAAGGCAGAGCAGGACAAGAAGGCCGGCAGGGGCACGATGACCAACCCCTCTGGCGATGAGTCGTATCCGGTGAACGACGCCGACCAGCTGGAGGATGCGGTCCGGGCGGTCGGCCGGGGCGGGGCGGGGCACAACGCCATCCGCCGCCACGTCATGGCCCGCGCCAAGGCGCTGGGGCTGTCGAGCCAGATCCCGGACACCTGGAACGCCGACGGCTCGCTCAAGATGGCCGAGCGGGTGCGGCACACCCACCAGCTGAAGGGCGGCGGGACGGTGACCCACGTTGGGGTCGCCACCCCGGGCCACGCCCACCCGGCGGGGTCGGACCTGGGCGAGGACGGCGCGATGCCCTACGCGCCCGAGGACGACGGCGACGACTCGCCCACCATGGCCGAGGAGAAGGTCGCCGAGCACGTCCACCTGAAGAAGGGCGGGGGGCAGCACCTCCGCCACACCGACCCCCCGATCACCGACGGGCACTCCCATCCGGGCTATCTCCCCTTCCACAAGCCCGACCCCAACGCCAAGGGCAAGCCCTTCGCGGAGTGCTCGGCGATGTTCGCCCTGGCCCCCCAGGAGTTCGCCGAGGGCACGCCGCTGCCGTTCCTGACGGTCGGCAAGCGCCACTTCGACGACTACGGCGACTTCACCGTGACCTCCGACGACCTCCGGACCATGAAGGAGCTCTTCGACAGCCGGGCCCGGGGCCAGGACCTGCCGATCATCAACGAGGCCCACGACCCCAACCGGGCGATCGGCTGGATCAAGGGCCTGGAGTTCGACGGCGAGGACCGGCTGGTCGCCATCCCGGACTGGAATCCGGTGGGGCAGCGGCTGGTCCAGAACGACGAGTACCGCTACACCAGCCCGGAGATCCTGCGCGGCTGGCTGGACCCGGTGAGCCAGGCCCGCTACCCGATGATCCCGGCCGGGCTGGCCCTGACCAACTACCCCCGTCTCAAGGACCTGGGCCGGATCGCCGCCTCCGAGGACGGGTCCTACCTGATGGCCTTCAGCGAGCGGCCGATCTCGGTCGAGGCGGCCCGCCACCTGGCCTTCGCCGACCCCGACGCGGACGGCGACGACGACGGCCCCTCGGGCCCCTGCGTCAACCAGCCGCCCTTCGGCTGCTGCCCCGGCTACACCCGCCGGGGGGACGCGGACGGCGACGGGACCTGCCTGCTCAGCGAGCAGTGCAACGGCTACCGGGCCATCTCAGGCGCCCAGCGGATGCAGGTGACCCTGGGCAACCTCCCCACCTCGGTGTCATGGGCCGAGCGGACCGCCGCTTCGCCCCCAACCCCTCCAAAGGAAACACAAATGGCTGAGACCACAGTGACGCCTCCGGCGCCAGCGGCCGACCCGAGCGCGGCGCTGATGGCCGAGCACAACGCCCTCAAGGAGCGCTTCGAAGCCTCCGAGACGGCACGCAAGGGGGCCGAGGACCGGCTGAAGCTGGCCGAGGACACCCTGGCCGCGATGCGGCGCGAGGAAACCCTGCGCGGCATCCGTGCCGAGTTCAGCGAGCTGCTCCGGACCGGTCGGATCACCCCGGCCGAGCGGGACACGCTCATCAAGGAGGACGACGCCGCCCTCAAGTTCGCCGAGACCGGCACCACGTTCCTGTCGATCCTCAAGGCGCGCCCCGCCAACAGCGCGGTGGACATGAGCATCCGCGGGATCGGCGCCCCGTCGGTGGACGGCGAGGCGGGTGGGGCCGGGTCCGCCCAGGGCCAGCTCACCGCCTTCGCGGAGCAGATCCGGGTGGCCAACCCGAAGCTCACCAAGGAGGCCGCCTACGCCGAGGCGGTCAAGCAGCACCCCGATCTCTTCACCGAGGCCAACAGCCCCGAGGAGAAGCGGATCGCCATCGCCCAGTGGCAGCGGGAACACCCCGCCATCCAGGAGTTCTGACCATGGCCTTCGAACAGCCACTCGGCCTCTGTGGGGTCCTGCCCTCCAGCGGCAACCTCTCCTCCAGTCAGTACCTGGCGGTGGTGGAGAACTCCAGCGGGCAGGTGGCCGTTGCCGGTGGCAACGTCGCCTGCATCGGGGTGCTCCAGAACGACCCGGGCGTCGCGGGCTACGGCGCGACCTACATGTACGCCGGGATCACCAAGATGGTAGCTGGCGCGCAGCTGTCCACCCCCGGCGTGTCGATCATGAGCGACGGATCGGGACGGGCGATCGCCTGGACCACGACCCACCCCGCGCTCGGCTACCTGCTCGACACGGCAAGCGGTGCGGGCGCCCTCTGCACGGTGCAGTTGGCCCTCACCCCTGGTGGAGTGAGCTGACATGGCACAGCCAACCTCCACCGACGTCTTCTACAGCATCCCGCTCACGACCATGTCGGTCGCGTTCATCCAGCAGGCCACCGACTTCGTGGCCGGCCAGGTGTTCCCGACCCTCCCCTCGGAGAAGCAGGGCGCTGCGTACGCCTACTACCCGAAGGAAGCCTGGTTCCGCAATGAGGCCAAGCCGCGTGGTCCCGGTTCCGAGTCCGCTGGCGGCGGCTTCCCGTTCCAGTGGAAGAGCTACTTCATCCCCACGCCTCTCGCTTGGCACCAGGACATCAACGACCAGACCCTGGCCGACCAGATGCCCCCGGTGAACCTCCAGGCCGACGCGACCCGGCTGGTCACCCAGAAGCTGCTGATCGCCCGCGAGGTGCTCTGGCAGCAGGGCTTCTTCACCACCAGCATCTGGACCGGCTCCTCAACGGGCGCGGACATCACCCCCTCGACCAAGTGGTCGGCCGCCGGCTCTACCCCGATCGAGGATGTCGAGGCCCAGAAGCTGGCCATCAAGATGAACACCGGCTACTGGCCGAACGTCATGGTCCTGACCCCCGACGTCTTCATCGACCTGAAGGAAAACGCCGAGATCGTCGAGCGTATCAAGTATGGCGGCAACCCCGGCGCTCCGGCGGTGGTCTCCATGCAGGCGCTCGCCCAGCTCTTCGGGGTGGACAAGGTGCTGGTCGCCTCGGCCACCAACGTCACCTCCCAGGAGAGCGTCACCCCCGACACCTGGTCCTTCATCGCGGGCTCTGGCAAGGCGCTGCTCTGCTACGCCGCCCCCGAGCCGGGCATCCTCACCCCGTCGGCCGGCTACCACTTCGCGTGGACCGGGTACGTCGGGGCGGGTGCCGAAGGCAACCGCATCAAGAGCTTCCGGATCGAGCAGCTGGAGTCGGAGCGGATCGAGGGCACCCTCGCCACCGTCCCGGTCCAGGTCGCGCCCGAGCTGGGAGCCTTCTTCACCGGAGCGCACTGATCCCCATGGGAAGCGGAGTCATCTACCCGCTCGGGGACTTCGATCCCAAGGAGCTGAACCTGTCGCTGCCCGGCAACCTGGTGGTTGCCGGGACAGTGACGGCCAGCGGGGTCAGCTACAACAACAACATCACCGCGACCACCTCCACGGCCCTGACCGTCCAGCGCGACGTCAACGCCTACTACGGCCTCCAGGTCGATGAGTCCACCGCCAGCGCGGCGACCGGGCTCTACATCAAGTGCCTGGCGGCGGCATCGGGGCTGAACCTCTCGGTGCTCTCCTCGGGGAACAACGAGGCCCTCAAGCTCGACGCCAAGGGGTCGGGCACCATCACGGTCGGCTCGGTCTCGACTGGCAACGTCATCCTGGGCACCGCTGGCAAGACCCTCACCGTGGCCAACGCCTCGGGTGCGGTCACCATCGCGGCGGGCGGACTCACCGTCACCGCCGGTGGGGCGGCGATCACCGGGGCCTCCACCATCACCGCCGCGAACGCCTCGGTGCCGCTGCAGCTCCTGGGCGGGGCCGCGCCCAGCGTCGATCTCCTCGACGTCGAGGCGAACAGCACGATCGTCTACGCCCTCGACAAGGCGGGGCACGTGCTCTGCCCGGGCTCGGGAACCGTCCCGACCGATGGCACCTATGCCAACCACATCACCTCGGCTCACGTCGCGGCGGGTGGCAGCGACGTCCGTGGCCTCATCTCTGTCGTCAGCGATGGCACGGGGGGTAACACCACCGCGCTCGCCACGATCACCTTCCACACGGCCTACGCCGCTGCCCCGGTCATCCAGGTCTGGGCGTACGACTCGGTGGCGGTGACCGACGCCAACGGCTGGTACGTGACCTCCGTCGCTCCCGGCTCGTTCGTCCTCAACTGTCACACCGCGCTGACTGCGGGCCACACCGACATCGTCGGCTACGAGGTCATCGGCTAAAGGAGACATGCACATGGAAGGGCAAGGGGTAACCATCCCGGACTGGGTGCTGCAGGAAGTCGGCCGGCAGCACATCGAGACCATCATGCTGCGCCGGGCCGTGGAGCAGCTCCAGGCCCAGCTCCCCCAGGAGCCCGTGACGCCTCACGTGGTTCCCCCGTCGGAGGAGGCGTGATGTACGTCGCCACCCGCAAGATCAAGGTCGAGCGCGAGGGCGAGATGGTCGAGCTGATGCCCGGCGATCCCGTCCCCGAGGCGGACACCTGGCGGCCCTCCGCAGTGCGGGCGGCCATCAGCGTCCAGCAGATCAAGGAAGTCCCTGACCCCTCCCCTTCGCCCGGGCGGGGGCGTGAATCGCACGCCCCCGCCCAACCCATCCGGGTGAGGTGACATGTGCTACGTCGCCGTCGAACCGCTCACGGTCCGGGGGGATGAGGGCGAGCCGGTGACGTATCAGGCCGGCGAGCCGATCCCGGAGGCTGACCACTGGGACCCTGAGATCAAGCGCGCCTACCTGAACCTCGGGCTGATCCTCCGGCTGCCGGACATCCCCCGTCCGCCCCAGTAACGCCGTGGCCTACCCCTTCGACCACGGCTACTGCGAGGCGGAGGACGTGGTCGCCCGCACCAAGCTCGGGCGGTACGACCCCACCATGCCCGGCAACATCGGCGCCGACTACATCGACCGCTTCATCGCCGAGGGGGCGGCGGAGATCGACCTGGTGCTGGCCCGGGTGGGCTACACCGTCCCGCTGGTGCCGGTCCAGGGCGGGGTGATCCAGCCCCAGGTGTGGACCAAGCTCAAGATGATCAATGCCACCTGGGCGGCGGCCCACGTCGAGATGTGGCGCCACTCCACCGACACCGGGTCCCAGGACTCGCAGGCGGAGCGGCTGATGGGACTGGCCGACGACATGCTGACCCGGCTGGAGCGGGGGGCAGACAACCTCGCGCTCTTCGGGGTGACGGGTCCCTTCTCGCCCGAGGCCGACCCGGCCCTCGCCATGGACACCAACATGGACGACCCCGATCCTCTCACCAGCCTGACCCCCAACCCGATCTTCACCGTCGACCCTGCCAACGCCGTCGGCTACCCCGACGCCAACTCCGCCAGTGGCAACCCCTCGGTGTACTGGTGATGGCCCGCAAGAAGCCCAAGGTGCTGCACACGACTGGCAAGAGCCTGGTCCACTTCCCCAAGGGCAAGCGGCACGGGGCGCGCTCCAGCGGTCAGGTGGAGAGCAGCGAGAAGCGGCTGCGCTCCTCCGCCCCCAAGGGCTGACCGTGGGGGAGGGCCTCTCCGTCGAGATCCTCGGGCTCCGCGACGCCCGCGGGCGCTTTGCCAGCATGACGGACGGCGGCCTGCGGGCGATCTGCCTGGAGAACGCCCGGCAACTGGCCGAGCTGGTCCAGGCCCGGATGCAGGACGCAGCGCCGCACGGCAAGGCCCCCCTCACCGAGGAACACCCCGACCCCTTCTACACCTCGATCCACGCCGCAGCGGACGAAACCGCCGGAGGCTTCGAGATCCAGGTCACCACCGACCAGCCCGACATCGCGGGCTTCATCCGGTCGGGTCACAGCGACATCTACCCGACGAACGCCCGGGCC